CTTCTTCTGTGCTTCTACTGTCTGCACGGAATCTTTTGCACTGTCAGTTGTTTCTTCTAATGCGTTCGACGTCTCTTTTAGTTTCTCTATATTCTTATCTGCTTCTTTTGCAAGCTCGCTCGTTTCTTCTTTCGCTTCTCGTAGACCCGACGAAAGAGCCGCGACTGCTGTTGTCGTGGCCGCTATTCCCAGTACGACAAGCGCGATCGGATTCGCTGAAAGCACGGCGTTAAAAGCTCCCTGCGCCGCTGTTGCCGCTCCGGTTGCCGCTGTATTTGCAGTTGTTGCCGCCGTTCCTGCTGCTGTTGCTGCTGTGTTTGCCGTTGTCGCCGCCGTCGATGCGTTTTCTGCTGCCGTTGCCGCTGTTTTTGCTACTGTATGTGCTCCAAGCCATTTGATCCCGCCTTTGATCCCTTTTTGCGTATCGTCTAAAAGTTTTACAAGTTCGTTTCCTTTTTTTACAACAAACATTCCGGCAATCACCGGTGCTGCCGCTTTTGCTAATACCGTAACCGCGCCGATATTGTCTTTTAGGACTTCCATTCCTTTTTTTGCCGTCGGTAAAAATTTTTCCAACATCGGCGTCATTACGTCTATTTGAAATGTTCGCCCCAGTGTTTTCCATTGTTTTGCCACGCTATCATATTGAATCGATTTAATCTCCTGCATCGTTCCGCTTACATCTTTATAGGCGTTATTCGCTTTATTTAAAGATGTAATCACTTTCATGGCGTTATCTTCACCAAGTGCGCTCCATGTGTTGCTTGCGATCGTAAGCGCTTGTTGTTTGTTCTCCATGTTTGCCAGATCGGATATTACAGACTGGAAAACTTGTTTTGTAGAAGCCTCTCCGTTTTTCCACTGTTCAAATAATATTTTTGTATTCCCTGAAAATGAATTGATATTTTTTTCGATTCTTCCGTCTGCCAAGCTGTTTCCGAACTCCTTTACGAAGTCGTTTACCTTGTCCAGATTGTATGCGCCAGAATCTAACCCATTTTGTAAGATCGAAAACATTTCCTCTGCCGAAAATCCGGCTTGTCCCCATAATTGACTATACTCCGCTAAGTTGTCCGTCAGTTCCCCGGACTTATCCAGACCATTCTGGGCGCCTTTTGCAATATAATCAAACGCCTGCTCTGCCGTTAACCCCATGTTGTCCATGAGCGCGTCCGCTCCTCGGATCGAATCGCTTAAATCTATTCCGAACGTCTCGTCTAGCGCCATGGCGCTTTCTGTCATTTCTTTTAGCTTTGATGGATCTGTTTCGTTTGTGTATTGTTTCACGAGGGCCATCGTATCCGCAACGTCGCGAATTGAGTCGCCATACCCCGCAGAATAGACTTCCTGCATTTCCTCTTTGTATGCTTTTGTTTCTTCCGCCGTTGCTCCGGTACTTGCCTGTAAACGGTTCTGTGCTTCTTCTAGTTCAAGTGTTCCTTGTATCGCGCTTGTAAATGCGTCTTTTCCAATTTCCACCGCTGTATTTGTGATATTTGCTTTTAATATCGTTCTTATTTCCGTTAGTTTCTCGACTGTGTCGTCTGCTTTATTTCCAAATTCGTCAATACTTTTCGCGCATCTATCCCAGCTTTTTTCTGCTTCTTTCAGGTATGTATCGTTTTCGTTTAACGCTTTTGTCGCTCGGATTGTCTGCGCTTCCGCGTTATTTAGCTGCTTTTTCCAGTCATTCACGCGGTTTCCGGCTCTTTGATATGTTTCTTCGCCTTTGCTTACGATTTTTTCCAATCCTTCTACTTGTTCCTGTTGTTCTTTTAGCGCTTCCTCCGTCGTATCGGATGATTTTTCCAGCTCTTCCAATGCGCTTTTTGCCTGCTGCAGCTTGCTTTTGTATTCGGCTAATTTGTTACCGACTTTTTCATACTGCTCTTCTGAATTTTTCAGTCCCTTTTTAATTGTTTCTTCTTTCTTTACGTGTTCGTCCAGTGTCCGTGATAAAACATCGTGTTTCTTTTTTAGCGCGTCGAGCGTGTTTGCGTTGCCTTCCGTCTGTGCTTCCACTAATTTCATCTCTGATCTTAACGTCCCTACGCTTTTATTACATGCAGATGTCGCGGTTCTAAATTCTTTTTCGCCGTCTAGTGTGATATATGCCCCAATATTCTTCTTTGCCATTTTTTCTCACCTCCTTCGCGATATAAAAAGAACACTTATTCGAAAATAAGTGTTCTAATTGTTTTTTGTCCCGAAAATCATTCGTTTTTTCCATTCTATTTTTTTGTCAATTTTTCCGCATACTCTTTTACATATTTCTTGTACTCTTCTCGGCGGTATTCTTTGTATCTTGAAACTTCTATTCTTCCCCGGCTTTCCAGGGAACGAAGCATCATCCAAATCTTTTTTATAAGCACCGGTGTTAATCCGAATACTATTCCAACAATCAACCTCTCCGCTTTCATTTCTGTTATTGCTGTATATATTCCCGCAAATATTCCCGATGCGAACCATATCATCATGTAGGGGTGCATTTTCCACATGTAGCTTATTGTCGCTCTTACCAAAATGATATAAGGGTTATTTTTCTTCATTTCGTGCCTCCTTCATGGATTTATGATAACATAATTTTATTTATAAATCCATGAGGGATTCCACTTTTTTCTCCTCTTCAAATATCATTCGTTTCATTTTGTAGTTATGCATCCGTTTAAACTCTTTGAAGAGATCCGCCCACTTTCCGAAATACATGTGGGCGATCTCTTTTTCTGTGTATCCGATCTGCATCCCTGTAAATATAACCCACGCAAAGTTTATTCTTTCCCCTTCTCCTTCCTCTGCGTGGTTTTCGGGTTTTTTCTCCTGAAACACCTTGCGAACTCTGCGTGTAAAATTTCCGCTAATTCCTTCGGTGCCATATCCACCTTCCTGGTTAATGTTTTTCCTGAGACTTCCTGAATCTCCTTTCCATTTTCCCGTTCGATCTCGATTCCTTCCTGTACCATCCATTCAAGCGCATCACGCAGCGTTTCTATTTTTGGTTCTCCGTAAAATCCGACGAGTCTTCCTTCCTCATTTCTTTTATATTCCCCGTTTTCATCCACGGCTGGGGTAAATCCGTTTAGCCCGTTTTCAAATTCCGACAAGTCTTCATATTTATCCTGTATCCTTTCCAATACGAGAATATCACACTTGATCGGATATTTTTCTCCTGATAATTCAATGTAATTTGTCTTTTCAAACATGTTGCTACTCCTCTTCTTTTCCTACAATCCTTTTACTTTTCCGAATTTTGTGTTGATCCATTTTAATGCATCCTCGCTTGCGTCGAACGCCTCGAAATCTTTCCAGTCCCCGTCCTCGTTCGCAATCGCCCTACCTGTAATTGACGGGGTTTTGTATTCGATCGAATCACCTTTTGTGCTGTAATCCTCCGACGGTTCTGAAAACTTTACTTTATACAGTACGTTTCCAATAAACTTTCTCACGCCGTCCACCTTTTCCACGGATATCCAACCCATTCCGACATATTTCGCCTGATCGTCTTTATTAAAGGTTGCACCCGTTTTTCCTTCATTTACTTTGTGCCCGAACATTTTTTCGTGCGCCTCGATCGGGATTGTGCTCGTATTCAATGTTACTTCTGCGTAATTAAATTCCTTGTCGTATTCCACTTGTGCGTCGTCCGCGTTCAAACTTCCTTCTGCGTAGTTCGGCGTTACCTGCAGCCCGATTGCCTTTCCAAATGCAAACGGCTCTCCGTATACTTTCGCTCCTGTTATTTCTGCAATAATCGGTTTTCTTAATCCTACATATGCCATATTTTTTCCTCCTAAATTCCTGCCTTTTCATCAATCCAAGCATCTGCCTCCGCTTTGCTTGTGAAACGTCTCTTTGTTCTCCAGTTTCCGTTATAATCCGGGGTTGCCGTTCCCTTTACACTTGGGGTTATATATGTGATTGCATCCCCTTTCGTTTCGTGAGTCCGTCCTTCTTCGCGGAATAAGACCTTGTGTATCCAATATGCGACGTAACTCGTCGCTCCTGCGATTACTTCTCTCGTTACAATCCCCAGTCCGATCGGGCTTGCCCTATTGTTTTGATTCGCTATCGTTTCATCGGCATTGACTTCATACCCGAATATAACCCCCTCTGAACCTTCTGACGTTTCGCTTATTTCGAGTGTTATGTCCGCGCTTCTTATTTCTTCTTCCGGATCTGTTTCGTTTATGTCTTGATAGTCACTTACATCCTCATAATTTGGCGATATTTCATATTTTACAGCTTTTCCGAATCTTGTTCCGTTTTTGTAGGACACCACTCCGTTTCGTTCTTCGTAAACCGCAATCACCGGGTGTGTCAAACCTACATATGCCATCACTCTTCCTCCGTATAGCATTCAATGCATAAATGATTGTAGCCTGTTTCTTTTTCATAGTTTGTGTAAATTCCCGTAATAATAAAGCCGTTCTCTCTTAGCTTTTTTCGGGCTTCTTTTCGCATTCCTATGTAATTCCCTTTCGTAAAAGCATGTATTTGCATGTGCTGCGCCCAGTCTTCATCCGCGTCGTCTGCATAATACCCCGGTTCTTCTATTTCCGGGTTGTATA